AACGAACGTATCAAGCAACTCAATGCACAAAGGAATAGGCGATAATGGCTGACCAAGACTTCAAAGATTTTGCCGATCAATTCAAGCAGATGCACGACGACCTGGACAAACTTGCCAAGGCGACCGCGGTACAGACTGAGGAAACCAAGGAACAGTCCAAGGAAACCAAGGAGCAAACTGAGGTCTTCAAAAAGGAAACCAAGGAACGAGCCAAAGAAACCAAAACACAAAACAAAGAAACTAAAACGCAAACCGAGACTTTCAAAAAGGAAACCAAGGTACAGAACCAAACCACCAAGGATAATTCGAAAGATCGTAAGAGCATTCTCAAAGCGATGCAGTTGCAACTTCGCAAGACGCAGATGGAACAAGGTGCGTCAATGTCCGATGTGGCAGCCGAGCATCTCGCTGGCGGCGGTGGATTACTAGGGGCAGGCAAAGCTGCGGTCGGTCTCAAAGTAGCCAAGGTCAAACACAAGTTCGACCCGCTCAACATCGTCAAAAAGATCACTGGAGGTTCCAGGCTCGCGGTGGCACTCGCGGGTAAAGTCATGGGTCGTTCAGAAAAGTCTATTCGCTCGTTTGCTGACCTGGCACCCGGCATGGATTTACCCACACCATTCTTCGGGAAAGGAAAAGGTTCGGGTATGCCCACTTTGATGGGCGAAGGTAAGGGCGGTCGACACGGAGGGGATTCGCAAAGTGTCCTCACCAAAATGGCCGTCACATTATCCTTGATCCTTGCACGACTCACTTCTATCGAAACGATCCAACGTCTAACGGCCAAACTCACTCAACAGCAAGTTGATGGCGCGAAGGATGATGCAGCCGTCGCAGGAGCCAAAAAGACACCGAGCCGTATGGGTAAAGTGAAGGAGCAAATTAAAGAAAGCGGCGGCGCGGCCTGGGACTTCATCAAGGGTCTCATTGGCAATTTCAAACTGGGTCTCCTGGCCGCCTTTGCCTTGCTGACCGTCGCAGGGAAGATGCTCTACGACCAATGGAACAATCTTAAACTCTCATTCGGACTTCTCAAGGACTCTGCGGTCGATATGTGGGAAGGTGTGAAGAATGCGTTCACGGAAGCGGGTAGTTGGATTTCTCAAAAAGCCATTCAGTTTGTTGATATTGTCATGGATATGTTCGACAGCATCATACAGGGTGCCCAGGAACTTTTAGAAAAAGTTTCGTTTGGTGCCTATAAAGCTCCAACCAAAGAAGCACGACAGTTGGACCTTGAAGCCAAAGCCAAATCAGGCGATGCGCGTTCGATCAGAAAACTTGAAGCACAGAATACAGAAAAGGTCGCGGCGCCAGGCGAAAGCGCGGCCGCCGTGGCAAAGAATGCGGCGTCTTTTGGGGCAAAGGTTCCGGCTGAAGCCAAGCAAACAGCCGCCGAAGGATTGCAGCGAGGTGACTATGATGCGGCCGCCACGGATTCGCTATTAGGCAAAGCGGCTCCATCTGGCAGTCCGGAACAGAAAGCCACGACTAGCGCAGTGACTCAATTAGTCGCCAAGTCCTATGGAGAAGTCTACAAGGATAAACAGGGGAATCCTCTTACCCCAAGAACGGACACGAAGGCACCGGAACGTGTACCAGAAATGGTACGGGAAGCCACCAAAGCCCTCAGTAAAACCTTATCCGTGGCCGCACCTCCAACGGAACTAACACAAACGCAACCTGAGACAGGACTGAGATTGATCCAAGCGGCTGAGAATCAGAGGAATGCGGAAATGGTGGGAAGCACCGGGGGTAGCGGTTCTGCAACGGTTATCAATAACGTGAAAAACAATAATTCCAGTGTCACGAATCTACAGCAAACCATGCCTGATCCGCGAAGTGGGGAAACCAGCTATCTCCGCTCACTTGACAGGCATTTTGCCCCTTCCTAGCACTAGCCTCTATCCTACCAAGAATAACCCGTCCTGGGCCGTTTATGGCGGTTTTAAGGCATAAAAAAGGGCGCCGTAGAGGTGTAAAAACCCCCACGGCGCCCTAAGTGTTCAATTTTGAACGCTTTTAGTCGTTATCGACTAACTTTTCGAAAAACTTCATATCGTCCGGGTCACTATCGTCTGTAAAGATCGGCGACAACTCCCCAAGGGTCGGGGTTCCACCTGGGGTTTCGGTCGACACGATCCCTGCATCAGGGTCTTCAAACGACTGGGAACCTGCCTGGTCTGCACTGGCGGTCATCACCGCAGTACCCAATACCTTACCCAAACGGCTCTTGGTCTGTTCGTAAGTCTTGAAATTCTTCAAGGCAACGATCTCTGCCAACGAATGTTCAGACTTCCAAATTTCCTCCAACTTCGCCTCATCGGCACTCACGGCACTCTGAACGGCGAATTCACTGGAATCGTAGTTCCGATAATCTGCAACCTTGCGGGCCCTGAGCTTGAAGTTCGCACCTTCCCACAAATCGAATGGGTTGAGAGGAGCTTCCCCGAACGCTGGGTCTGGGTGCATCTTCTCAAACACCTTATCGAAAATCTTCTTGCCAAACTTGAACAGCTTGACTTTGCCTTCGTTCTCAGGCTTGGAAGGATCGGCGACAATCAAGATATTGGCAGTGTAGGACAACTTGCGCTTGCGGTCTCGTGCGACACCTTTGTTCGCCTCGATCCCTGAATTCCACAACAGCGTATTGGATTCACACACTGGGCATTTCTGGTCCAGGGTGGTTGAACACAAATCAATCAACCAGCCACCGGTTCCCTTGAATGCGTGTGAGAATGTTCTGACCCAGGGAAGTCCGTCCTCCCCATCTACGGAAGGCGCAGGAAGAAAACGAATCACGGCGTGACCGTTTCCGGCTTTGTCCACCGACAATTCCCAGAAGCGTTCATCTTCTTTCTTGGCTTGGGTGGATTGCTGAATGGCTTTGGTCAACTGCTCAACAGAGCCGCGTGACCGCTTGAGGGCAGAAAATGAAGTAGGTGTAACGGGCATATGAAACCTCCTATGGTTGGGATAATGTGTTATGATTGGGAACCAATATAACGGCTCCATTGTATCACTTATTTAGGCATTTGTCAATCTCTGTTTGAGCGTTGCACGAAGGTTCTTTTTGTTGATACCGAGAAAGGGTTCATACGCCAAACAGCGGTGTTTGAAGGAGGGGAAAAGAATCGTATCAGTGATTTTCTTCTCCCACATCGGTAGGAACCCAATGGCAGAATTCAGAGCCACAATGGTTTCTTTTTCTACCTCGCCTTGATATGCCATATTGAGTAGCATAGGATTTTCACCATTGCTCACGGTGAGATAGTCCTTGATATTAGGCAGCATAGCATCCACGTCCTGCATGACTAGATATTCCAGCGATTCTTTGATTCTCAGTTTTTCGAGATAGATCGTCTTAGCTTCCTCCCCTAGGAGGTCGCGCACCCAGGTAATTTGCCCGTCAAAGAAATTGGCAGCGAGGAAAAACAGGCAGGTCGTGTTGTCGGAGTAGAGCTTAGAGAGTTTATGGAAAAACCAACGGTCAGTTCGACGATCAAACTTCTCAGGGGTGAGCCACTTGATTCGTCCCTCGTAGTGAAAGAAATCGTATTTTGAGGCAGGGTCGAAATGAAGTTTGAGGGCCATGTACATCTTACATGCTTCATGGCCCGTCATGGTATCAAGGTAACGCATATTAGATTGGGAGTCGGCCTGCCTTTTTCCCGCGCACTTTCAAAAGGTTCATATCCTGCACTTCCAGGGTAATGTCAGCCAAGACCGCTCTCGTGAGAAGACTGGCTGCGACTTCTGACTCCATGTTGGTGGTGTCGCAGTACAAGCACAGAGCTTCCCATAATCCCATCTTCTTGTGCGCGGCATATTCACGAAGCATCAGGGAAAAATTCTGAATTTCCTCACGAGTGGGCATTATTTCTTCTCCTCAATTCTCTTGAGGTCTGCCTTGAGAAGGGTGAGCATGGCAATCAATTGGTCCATCGCTGCCACCACAGCTTTGATAGGCATGACATGAGGAGCCACTACTTCGTCACCGTCTTGTAGAGCTTTTCAAACTGCTCATGCTCGGCGACCACTTCATCGAAATTCTGCTTGTGGTAGACCTTCGCTAAGGCATTGACCAGCTTCTTAGGAATCTTCAAGTCTTCAGAAATCTTCTTGATCACCTCACGAAGATACTCAGACTCCGCTTCCTGGCGAATGTGGCTGTCCGAGGCATCTTTGAGTGCCTTGGTCAATCTTCCCCGTTGTTCCTCGGTCAAATTCTCTGCATGTGATACTTGTACTGCCATGTTATACTCCTCCTATAATAACGTCCTGATATAGTCCATCACGCGCCAACCCGCCACAAAGCCCAGCACACCCATCACGGCCGCGATGATATAGAATGCCCAGTTGGTTACTCTATCGTTCATGGTTTCTTATCCAACTCCGCACTAATCGTATCAAACATAGCATCTCTCTCCACCCGAGAGACATACTTGAACTGCTTGGTGTCACCTTTGTAGGAGCACTCAAGGAAGTAGTCGATTCGTTCCATCCACTTCGTATCACTCTTTGCGACATATCGCAAACCTTGTAAGGCAATGATACACACCCCATCACTTACATACGGTCTCTTCATGGCTTCTCTCCATAGAACAAATGATTGTCGATCTTACCGAGAAACACTTTCGACTTCCGCCACTTGGGGCGCACATAATCGGCGTGATAGTACATGGCCGTACTATATTGTATCAGTATAGCACCTTTCCAGTAGTTTGTCAAGACACGCCGAGCGATTTTTTTGGAGTCTTCCCAGGCGACCTTGTTCGGCTTGTACTTGTTCTCACACCAGAATGAGAATTGGCAAACCTTTCGATCCTGCACCACATGCGCTTGTGCCACAACCCCACAGACGGTATTAGGTCGATGTTTTTGGGCTACGCGATTCATGACGACGAGGGCCACGGCTTCCTTGCCGATCTCTGACTGGTTGCCGGCTTCATAGTAGATGGCTTCCGTCAAACACTTCTCTTCCTTGAGCGTCTTAGTCACATTGTAATTACGCTCCACCAATTCGGTACGGGACAAGTCTACAAGCATCGCGTGTTCCTCCGACAAGGAGGGTCCTAACAGGAATCCTATAAACAACACAACACAATAGAGTAACTTTTTCATTTTGCCTCTTGCTCCTTGTAATAATGAGCGATGCACTGGTCTAACACAGGGAGGTATTCATCCTTCTTCTTCATCGTGATCGTAGGAAACAACTCACCTTCAACGGCGGTGGCAAGCACCACATGATTGATCGGAAGTTTCGTGCGTTCTTCGAACATTTCCGCATAGGCAGAGGTCTGAACAAAATAGTTCAAAATCCATGCTTCGGGTTTGATATAGCCGGCCGTTTTGATATCGAGCACAACTAGGACTCCATCCCAAACCACAATCGCATCACAACGACCCGCGATCCTCAGACGATCTGAGTAGAGAGCTTGCTCAATGCAATAAATTTCCGAAATATGTTGATCGAATTGTTTCTTGAGTTGAAGAAAGAGTTCCTTCATGAAGGGCATCATACCCAGGCGGGTCTGCATCGTCATGGTATTGAGGAGATATTGTTCGCAAAGTAAGTGGATGTAGGTACCGCGGTCGGCCCCCTTTTTCGTTTTCCGGTCAGCTTCTTCGGCCCCCACGCGGGCCCGCCACTTCGCAATCGCTTCGCGGTTCAGGATGCCTGCCACGGACGAGGCGGAGGGATAGCGTTTGCCTTCGGGAGTTTCGTACCACCGACCCTTGTCTGTCGTCACGGCGGGAAGATGATACCCCAACCCCTCAACTTTTGTATGCTTGAATATCACTAGACGCTTGCCTTTGAGCGACCGAACCGAGTATCTCGCTGCTTCCCGTTATTGTAATGCCGTTCGATAGGCGCGAGTACATGGTTCGTGAAATCTGAAGGGGGACGATGGAAACCGAGGACCACAGGGTCACCCACTTGCATCTTGAGGAAGGTGACTTCAGACTCAGGATTCTCTCTGAGGAATGTCTCAAGTTCTAGCAAGGTCATGAACATTTCTTTGACCTCACCGGTTGGCTTGTGAAGGATGTCATAGTTTGGCATTAGTTCACCTTCACAAATGCGGGCGGAGTAATCACCTGCTGATAGGTTGGATTGTCACTGAGAAACTTCTGCAAATCAATAAAGGACATCTGAGGAAGGTCGCTCACGACTTTGGTTTCGGTGTTTTCAACAACATAGAAGGGCATGGTATCTCCTTATTATAAGTCAAATGTGAGGACAGGGTTCACGGGTTTGTACTGTCGGTTACACACACACGCATTATAGAATCGGGTGCTGAACAACGGGGACATATAGGCGCCATAGCCTTCATGAATGTGTCCGAAGATATGGACTCGCGGGAGTGCTCGCTTGATATGAAAGGTCAAATTCTCGTCCCCTACATTGTTCGATTCGCTAGGGTGGACATCAGGCACCCAATCACAGATGCCCTTTGGGGGTCCATGTGTAATCAGAATATCGGTGTACTCAGGAATCTGTGACCACAAGGCTTCTGATCGGGGGCCCTCTTTTGGATAATCAAACGACCACGGCGACGGTTCAAAGATAGAACTTGAATACGGCGACCCAAAGACTTTGTACCCGTGGACCGTGGCTTCTTCGTGACACAAATAGATTGCTGGATAAAATTCATCTCGTGTCCACTGCCGGTCACCCTCACAGTAGCAGTCATGATTGCCTGCTACGATGATCTTGTATTGGTGCGGCTGTGCCTTGAACCACTTGGCAAACTCCACTACATCTCGTAGACCGGCTCGCATACTGAAGTCCCCCGCATGAATCAGCATATCCCCATCGGGAATCGTCAACTTTTTGTGGAAACCGTGTGTGTCCGAAAGCGCAACAATCTTCATATGTCCTTGTAGGTTATCGATAACCTTTACGAGTTTTTTCCGTTACCACATTCCAAAAAATTACTTCGGCTTGATCCAATGTCACAGGGTAGTCAGTTTTCGTTCCCGTTATTAGGTTGCTCCCGCGGCGACCATACTGAAATTCAACATGGTACCACGCGGGAAAGGAAACAGGGGTCTCCCGAACGATCTGAACATGGTATTCTTTGTCAGACGAGTCGCGTCTATAGAACAAGTCCCTCGACATGATCGTGCTATTCGATATCACAGCATGAGCATTCGCCTCAGTAGTTTTAGCCACCACAGGTTTCGGGGTCTTCTTGGAAGACTGTACTTCCCGCAAGACTCGTTCGAGAATGTCGCTTAGTCCGCTCATGTTAGCCTGCGGCCACCATAAGGTCTTCAGAGGTCAGTACGATTGGAAGAGGTGCAATCAATCCACGCCCGCGAGCGTAGATAGTCATAGGTTCTGGGTTGAGTAATTGATAGGATACAATCTTGCGACCAACCCTGTTACGGCGAATCTCGGCACCAGCTTTTCTGAGTTGCCAGAAGTAGGTAGAGATTCTTGCAAAGACAAGTTGTGAACCAAGAAGAGTTTCGATTTCACCGACCGGAACCTCATGTCCATCAAGTAACACCAACAACAACTTCTCTGCCTGCCATGCCTTCTTATTTTTCCCACGCTTACCTGGTGTCATGCCATTCTCCATAATGAATATCATATCATATCACACTCACACGCACTTGTCAAGTATTACTTTTTCTTCTTTTTGTTCTTCTTTGGTTGTTTGGGTTTGGCGTCTTTTGCCTGTTTCACGAATTTCTTCACAGACATTGGCCGGGGCACTTTAGGGATTTCTGCGGTCCTGAAGTTCAATGCCACACCCTCGGCACACATGGTAATTTTATTCCCCACGGACAACCATTCGTCCACTAGGTCCTTCAATTCCTGCCGTGTGATTTCCTTCGGGGCCAATAACTCTTTATTCGATGCCATTATCTATCGCTCCTCGTTCATCGGCAGAGTGTGCTGCCTTCTTATCATGATATGTTCTATTGCCCACGCACCACGAACAACGCCCGTGATTGCGGCAACTTGGATCAAAGGACTTCGACTTCCTATACGGTTGTCGGTGTTCCTTCTTGTGTTCTATCGACTTGTCCAGGCTCACGGACTGATCCCCTTCCTCTGCCAGCATACTCCTTTTGGATTGCCAGCTTTTGATCGGTGGGTAAATGGAAATACTTCGTGTAGGTCATTCCCTTCTTCGTGGATAGCCACGACCCCATCACCGCTCGCGTCCCCTGTCCCTTTGACTTCTCTTCTCCTCGTGCCATTGCGCTTCTCCTATTTATTGTAAAATGACTACTGCGACACTTCCCAGTTTACCATTCGTCCGAGTCCACGCGACCACTCATCACCGCTTCAATATCCGTTTCCTCTGACACATTGAAAAGCGAATACAAATCATTCAAGAATTCTCCCTCTTCAACCGTGGTCACTTCAAGGGGAATCTCGTTATCTCTCTCGGTCGTTCGCGGCGCCTTCGGGACTGACTTTTTTCTTATTTTTTTCGCCGGTTTAACTGCTCGTGCCATCATTCAACTCCTTGTTGGTTATAACTCTAACCACGTCTGTTACTCTCGCCCCGATCAACTCATGATCTCGCGGCATCTCTCCATTCTCAACCAACCACCGTGCCTCTTGTTTGTCCTGGGCATCGAATTGAAACAACGTACTCACTCTAACTTCAAATCTTGGCATGTCGATTCAATCCCTTGATCCTCAACCGCTCTTTGAGCAACTGGCCAGCCAGACGATTCTTGGCTTGCGGTTCGGCTCGCGTGACCCACATTTTCAAATGACTCAACCCAAATCCTGTCGCTATACCCAAACTTGTTCCTATTAAAATCCCCAGGATCGTCATTTCAGCATTCCTTTCGCAAATCGACAAATTTCATAACCCCGGGCCCTCAATCCCGTATCAGCTTTCGTCAGGATATCGAGTAATGCCAACTTTTCCTCAATATAAGTTACTGCAAAATGAGGATCAAACTTCACAATGGTTTTGGAATTAGAAATCAAATCCGCCACCTTCACTGTCTGGGCCGCAGCAGGTGCCTTTGCCAGATGTTCACGGTCCAATACCTTTCGCACGGCCCGTGGGCCATCCTTCTTGGTGCTTACATCGGTGAGCCACAACACCAATTCTGTGATCTCGCCCCCAAATTCCTCTCTCAATGTGTTTTCTGTAACCTTGGTGTCCTCAAGTACATCATGCAGATAGGCAGCGCAAATCATCGCCTCCGTATGCTTCACAGAGCGAACAATTTGTGCGACTTCGATAGGATGCACGATATAGGGTTGATTGGTATACTTGCGAACCTGACCGACGGCTTCGTGTGCATCCGCAGCGAACAATCTTGCTTTGTAAGTGAGATTACTCATACAGGTTTTTCAATCTATCACATTCTGCATCGGCTTCTTCGGCCGAAAAAGACACAAACAGGCTATCCGCTTTGTTTGACTGCACCACATAACGATACGAGGGGCAGCATTCACAGCTTGACACGTTTTCCTGTTCAACCCAGTGTTTAACTCGTTCTTTCATACTATAAGTATAGCATATCCTCAGAAAGAGTCAAGGACTATTTTCGCTCTGCCAGAATCTTATCGATAATCTCACGGGACAGGTCGTTCTGTGCCTTGGTATACGTTACAGGGGGTTTCTGTGGCAACCCCTCTTGCAGACTGGACACCAAACAGCGGCGACAAGTGAAGTTGTACAGACATTCACAATCAGGCACTCTTTTCTTTCCAAATCGCTTCATACATCCTCCGGTCTATTCCCTACACTATAAGTATAGCATATCCTAAGAAAGAGTCAAGGACTATTTTCGTATGTAAGTGATTGATTTATTTGAGGACTTGGATTGTGTACTCTTGGAAGTCATTAAGATTGCGTTTTTTGATCAATTTGATGTCGGCAAGGTAGCAGAATCGGGCAAATTCACTCTCAAATGTAGCATCATCAGCATACACCACTAACAAATCGTCCTTCGTAGACTGATTCAAAGCCAAACGGACCTGGACAATAGGCATGGGGCACACCATCCCGCGGCAATCGACCAGAAGCGGGTACTCTTTCATATTATCCATTCAACAGGGTTCGGTCGTCCATAGGAGACTCGGAAATCTTCTTTCGGCGCAATACTGCCAATTGCAATTCCAAGCCTTCGCGCACCCGACGATTCTCGTCGAGTTTTTGAAGTAGGTATGCTTCTT